TAATTGTTTAACTACTGTGAATGATAAATGTCCAGTATGTGAACACAATTCTACATTATGGAATTCTGGCATTGAAGCAAACAAAGAGATTGCTCGTAAACAGAAGCGTAAGTTGACATACATTGCCAATATTTTGGTTGTATCAGACCCAAGCAACCCACAAAACGAAGGTCAAATCAAGTTATTCAAATTTGGTAAAAAGATTTTTGATAAAATTTCAGAAGCGATGAATCCTGAATTCGCTGATGAAACACCAGTTAACCCATTTGATATGTGGGAAGGTGCAAACTTCAAGTTGAAGATTCGTAACGTTGAAGGCTATCGTAACTATGACAAGTCAGAATTTGCCGACAAGTCAGCGTTGTTTGATGGTGATGATGTTAAACTTGAAGAATTGTGGAAGAATGAGTATTCGTTGAAAGACTTTACTGACCCTAAACAATTCAAACCATATGAGCAGTTAAAAACTCGTTTGGATAAAGTTTTAGGTTTTGATGGTGGTCCAGTGAATTTGAAAACAAAGGCAGAAAGTGCCGAGTTGAATAATTTTAGAGATGATGATTTATCAGTGATTGATACAAAGATTGCTGAGAGTGATGAAGATATGGATTACTTCAAATCACTTGCTGCGAATTAATTTCACAAAGCAAGATTAAACCCCGCTTCGGCGGGGTTTTTTATTAATACATTCTGGTTAACAACAATCTACCAAGTTCTGTATCCATAACATCAGCTGAGGATAACTGACCGGAAGAACCTCCACCACTGTTGTTGTTTATATTATTGGTGTTTAGAACAACAGATTCACCCTTATCCAATGACTTGGCCATTTCATTATTGAAACTTGATTGATTTATCATATTCCCGGCAAGTTTAGTTGGAGTTTCTTGTGTTGGATTTCCTTTTCCATAACTTTGTAATGCTTGTTCAGCGTAAGCAATTCTGGTATTTTCAACAACAGCAGGTCTCTCATAATATTTACCAAAATTAAATGCAGCTTCAGCAGCACTACTTGACTTCATAAGTTTTTGACCAGCTTTAGATTCTGTAGTCTGTAATTCATGCAGAATGTAATCCATCTGTGTGTGAATATCACTAATTTCTTTACCGTTTGCAGCTGCAAAAGCCTTTAGACCTTCAAGTCTTTCGTTTCTCCATTGAGCTATTCCGTATGCTTTCTCACTTTCATTCCAAGCATTGGATTTTAAACTAGATTCTTGCATCAAATTGCCTACAACTCCGGCAGACTGTTCTGGTGTTAATCCTCTTTCGGTAAAATATCTTACAGCCGCAGCTTGAGATATAGATTCACCTTCACTAGAAAACTTATTCATTTTTACTGGTGAAGTATCTTTCAAACCATATTGTTGAAAAACTTGATTCTTTCTATTATATTCCAAATATTCTTCTTGGCCAGTGTTTGTATCTTTAGAATATAATAATCCTCCAATACCTACAGCATTACGTAAGGATCCCATACGGCCAACACCTTTAGGACTAGCTCCTGGTTTTCCTTTTTCATTACCTTTTCTATCAGTGCCAGCACCATCAACATTAGGCAATCCACCACCTAAAGTTTGCAATCCTCTTAAAAGTCTAAGTTCCATAATTAAACCAGCTATACTACTCATTAAACCAGTTATCTTATCTATAATGAATTTAACTGCTTCCCAGGCACCTTTAATTAAAGTTGTTAAGCCGGAAAATGCCGTTTTCATCAAATCTAAAAAAGAAAAGCTTTTCTCGGAACTTTTTTCTTTTTGAGAAACAGCTGTTGGTGTTTTTCTACCTAATTGTCGCTCAAAAGCATCCTCACGCTCTTTGGCACGACTAAAAAACATATCAGCTTTCATTGATGGTGTTCCACCTTGCAACTTCACCAATTTAATAATATTCATACGCATCAAATTCATATCTCTGGCCATAGAAGGCAATACGACAGAATTTTTTGCTGAAACACGTGAGTTGGCATTAATTTCTTCCAAAACGGCAGAATTTAAATTCTGTGATAATTCGGAAACAGATTGAACACCAGATGCTCCAGTTTTTCGTGTAGCTGAATATCCTTTACCGAATATTTTTTGGCCGATGACTGAACCAAGACCAGAACCACCAAATAAAGCATTTCTGATATCCAATTTCTCAAGTGACCTTTTTCCTAAGGCAGAAAATGTTCCACCAACAATACCTTTACTTTGGTATTCTTGTTGCAATATTCTACCTAATCTAGTTCTTGGCTCTGCCATTTATTAAACCTTTTTCATCTGTTTTAATTTTTCATTTTCCTGTTCAAGATGTTGTATAAGCATATTCACGTAAACATCTCGTTCCCAAGGTAACATATTTTCCAATTCAGTCAAACTATATTTGTGATGTTGCATTAACGCAAAATTAGTTTGAAAATAGTTACCTAAAGTTTCATGACCAAGTATTACACGAAAAAATTTTGGATTCCTTCTACCAAAATATTTTCTTCATATCCACATTTGTTGCACTTAAAATGAACATCTTTTTTCATTTTAGGCATACCATCAAAAAATGACTTGAATTTTTCTAAGTCTTTCGTTTGTAGTGTTTCAATAAAATCTACAAGCTCTTCTTTAGTTGAATCTTTTGCATAGTATATCTGTTCATCATCATATATGTAATCAATACAATCCGATATCAAATTAATTGTTGATGATACTTCATCCTGTTCGGAATATTGTTTAAGAGATTCAAAACTTGGATATTTCATAACAACACCCATTTTGTCGGTAATTTCAATTTTATTTGAATGGCCGTCAATCACCTCAGGATGAATTTCTAAAACATTGATATTCAACTCCACAACATTATTACAATTAGATTTTTCGCCTTCTTTTTCAATTTCATTATTGCAACGGTATTTAATATCAACAACTTCACCAATTGACCGTGCTCGTAAATTCAAAAATAAATGTTCAATATCAAATATTGGAAGTTTATTAATATCAATATCATCCAAAACACAATTGTTAATAACTTGTTTTGTTGTTTCTATGATTGATTCAACATCTTCACTTTCTGATGCCATAAGAAACAATTTTTCTTCTTTGACCGTAAAAGGTCTAAATCTTACTTTTTTACCGATGGATATTAAATCCACCGAAAAAATAGGTACATCAATTTTTGGTAGTGCCATAATAACTCCAGTTAATTAAAATATTCTATTCACAAATCTTTCTACTGCATTGTTTATTGGTGCGACTAATTTCTGTCCAGCTGAATTGCCTAACAACTCAGCGGCAGCTGCAACCAAATCATACTTACCATCGTAGATAGGTACATATCTCTGGTATGCGAATTGTATACTTAAGCGGTGAAAGTTATCTTCACCCCAACTTAAAGGTTGTGAAGCTATGCCGATTGGAAAAGCATCAATCAAATCAACCGCATAAATTTGTTTAATGAAATCGTCATATTGAATAACTTTAATGTTTGTCATATAACGAGTATTTCTTCCTTTGGCAAATCTTAAATTATTTGTATCTGTAGGCATGATAGCCTCCAACCAACGGTCAAATAGTTTTCTTTCATAGAATTCGTTGGTACAGATGAAATTTAAGTTTATTGTTCCACCATTGGAGAATTCTGTTTGATACGGAACTTTGAATGTTGGTCCATAAATTTTAACATCAGCTGTCTGTAATGTTTTACCTGGCAATTCAGTAGATTCACATTGTAGTGATAAGTATCTTGATAACGATGCATTAGATGATTTTGATTGTTCATCTTGCGTACCAAAAGTAAATATGTCGGTAACATCAGCAACAATCGTGTTTGGTAAATTCAAAATTCTTTCAAATATTGATTGACCAATAAATGTATTAATGTATGGCGGAATAGGCAGTATGACTTTGAAACGACTTGGTTTCGCTAAACCTTCTTTAACTTTAATGTTTGTTAGAAATGCGTTTGGTAGAAATGCCATTAGTATTTTTTCCTAGATTCTGCCCATACTTTGCTGGATGAAGCACCAACAAAACTTTCAACGGGTAACATGGCAGCGATGTCCCATTCGTCAGCAGATATCTCTAAGAATCTACTGTCTATATGTTTATATAAGTATTTTTTCAAGCAAGGTTTCTTTTCATAAACTCTGCTAGCTTGTTTAAGCATACTATAACTCATTCTCAATCTTGTTGTTTCATCATAAGCACTATTAGTTGCAAACTCACTTAATTTATCCAGAAGGATGATACGTTGCTTTGGGTCTATATAATGCAAGTTTAACCCTAGGAAACCGTCTGAGTG